GACGAAGGGTGCCGTGGGGGTGACACCTGCTGGGGCTCTTAGGATTCAGCTGGAGGATGAGCGATATGACCTCGTGCGTCTGCGGGTCCGTCAGTTCTATACACCTGCTCCTATTACCTCAGCATTTAGACAAGTTCGCTGTAGCTGTGATACCAATGCGCTTGGTAGCCTCTACTGCGATTACTGTATGACTTCTAACCGGATTGCTCAGATCGCACGGGCATACTAAATACAATAAACGTCAACTAAAAAATTGAAAACAAAATAGAACATCTTTTTTAGTATACCATGTCTGTATACTATATAATTCACGATACTGATAATAACATATGGGATATCTTATGCCATTCCTTTGAAGAGGCCCTTGGCCATGTTCTACATAAGATTAACCAGATGAACAAGGACTTTCGTAAGCAAAATCCTGAATTGAGTTCTGTTGACCCAGAATATACTCCTGGTAAGATGGAAGATGACCTGACAAGTGATAAATACAAGGATTCGCGTGGGGTAATGGTTGCGAATTTCTCAGACTACGAGATACAGTTCTTTGTCAAACAGGTTAAATTGACTACTAAGGCTTAAAGACTTCTTTATAAGAGCTAAATAGGCATCTTGCTTCTAGCAATTGAGCCTCAAAAAATTGACTGACATACTCGCTGTAAAGTGAGTGGGGTGGATTAAGGGAACGCACAGCAACATTCTTAAAATTTTAAGATTTCCCTGTATAGAATATAAGCTTGATCGACTTATATTCTTATTAAGATCAACAAGGGAACGCACAGCAACACTCTTAAATTTCTAAGATTTCCCTGGAACTGGTTATAGGAAGTGATCCCCCTATAAACTGCATTTGGATCGGTTAAGGAAGCCCTCAGCAACTATTGAAAATTTCATGTGCTTCCTGAATATTTATGGTGCCTGAGAATTAGAAATAGGCCCTCTAATTCATTAGTTATTGTTAGTCCCCGAAGTATAGAGGGATCTCGCGATAACAAGGCACCATACAGCAATATCTTTCATATGCGTAGCAGCTAAGAGACCACACAGCAACCCACTATATTATTAAAGTTGTCTCTGTTTTTTACTTGAGGTATGATAATAACTCAAGTAAAATTGAAACGGCCAGCGTTGCCAGTATTAGCACCAAAGATGTCTAAGCCTACTCCTATGTCCCGCGCTATGATGCAGGAGCTGAAATCACAGAAGGAGGAAGAGGTTCGCCAGGCTAAGATTAAGAACATCGTCCATGAAATTTATAAGGAGGCTGTTCAGGTTGCAGAGAAGACCCTTGATAGTTCTTATAATCACCAAATTCCATCTGTACAAATGGCTCCTAATCCTATTTCGTATCGTAATCAAATTAAATCTGATTACCTCAGGCAGCAGGCACAGCAGCAGATGTCCTCTAATAGAAATAATTCTACGCCCTTTCAGCATGCTTATACGCAGGGAGGTCCAGATCCCTTTCATATCAAGAACATCTCTGATATTCTGGATGGCCTCCGTAACTTGTTTCCTGACTGCGCAGTTTCTCATACCTTACTCTGTCAGGCAAAGGATGGGAAGATGTATGATATAGCAAAGCTGGATGACGCAGTCCTTCCTTTCGTAGACCGTGCTCTTGACCAGTCATATATTGTCATTGATTGGAGTTAGAAAAGTAAGAACCGTAAAAAGAAACACCAACCCTTGCCTCTGCGGCAATAGCCTCTAATTTTTTACGTTCTTCTCTTAATACGGCGATTTCAGCACGAATTTCCTTGTCCTCTTGATTGCTTATATTAGGTAGAAGCAGTGATTCTAGTGTTCTGATTGATTGGCTAATTATATCCATCTATTAAAGAAGAGTAAAGTAAGTTTAGGCCATTGAATAAAATTGACATTTACCTATATTTCTTGGTTGGTACCAAGATGCCACGAATTGTAATCAAGCTCAAGAAGCCTGAACCTATTCAAGAAGTTGTGCCGGTACAACTGGCGACGCCAGTCACAGTGAAAAAGAGGACTGTCATACGCCTTAAGAAACAAGTAGCAATCCCCCCACCCCCTGCTCCAGGCGTCTACATAACCAAAGCCATGGAGGCCTTCGAGACAGTTCGCGAGTATTGTCTTCTCAATAATGTGCCTATTACAGAGGACCATGTTAAGTGGTATCAAGATGAACTTGTTCAAGAGAAAAAGGAGACGGATGACTTCTGGGAGAGGTGCGCAGAGACAAAAGTTAATATGGAATGTGTGCTTCGTGGAGACGATGATTGGACTACACAACTAGCCGTTAACGCCGCTCGACAGAAGGTTAAGGCACTACCTCTCAGGGCTGAAGACATTGGCCCCATGCCTGAGTATGGCACTAAGGATTTCTGGGCTTGGTGTAATAAGAAAAAGAAGCTAAAGGAGCAAAAAGACGCAGCCATTGTGGCTGCGGGAGGTGTTGTCAAGGTGAAGAAACCTAAGAAGCCAGTTAAGAAACAGGAGAAGAGTAAGGCGACTGAATAGGAAATTCAAAGACAGTTACTTCACCAAAGGAACAGGTCTTTTTTATTTTTGGGGGTTTAAGAGGTGACCAGATTACATTTTGTGCGTGGTTGGGAACAGGAGAAGGTGGACTTTCTATATCACTGGCATCTGGTTTCATGAACGCAACGAAACTAACATCTCCATAAGAACACCAGTGCCCCTTGATTTTCAGAGGTGCAAGAGGCTCATTGGGGCTTATGGGGCTGAGGCTAGCGATAGCTGATTTGCGGGTGGTGAAACTTCCGTCGTCATACGCGCATATGTGACCTCTGAGTTTCAGAGGTGGAGGAGGGGGGTGTTCATACCAATACTCAGCCAGTGGGAATTCCTTGCTTAGTTTCTCTACTTGCTGACTTGCTTCTTTCTCTGTCAGGGTATACTCTCCATTTCCCCTGTTCTCTGAGACCTTTGATTTCCATGCAATGCGATACATTTCTGTTAGCCTTACTAATATAAGCCCACCTTTCAATTTTTTTTGAATTTTCTGAACCCTCCTTTTGCCTTAGCCTTTGCGCCCTCCTCGAAGATTTCTCCTGCCTGTTGCGCAGTTAAGTTTTCTACATCTGTTCCCTTAGGTATAGATACACAAACGGGCTTCTTACCCTTAGGTGTATCTGTTTTCATTAGATAAGGTCCATATTGACCCGTTCTAATCTGAAAGGGTCCAAGGGTTCTCGCTGGAGTTTCCTGACCCTTTGCTTCTAGTTTTGTTATAATTTCTTCCAGTGTTGTCTCTTCAGTACAATTCACTCGAACCCCGTTACACTCTGCGTAATGACCGTAGGGTCCTTTCTTTTTTACTATCGGGTGCCCATTGAATTCACCGAGTTCAGATCCAGCCCTCTGTTTTCCTATATTTTCTACGAAGGTCTTTGCTTCTTCCTCAGTTAGGCTTTGTAGCTGTTTTCCTAGAGGCCATCCATAGAATATAGTCTTATCCTTATTACCACCTGGGTCTTCTCTTAGAAGCAAGGGTCCTTTTCCGCTCATTACCGCCACTAGACCATCACTGAATTCCTTTCTCCTTGAATTTGCCATTGTTCCTTGTGCACTTGATTTAGAGCCCTTGAGGCCCTCATATCGCTCCTTATATGATTTCCAGGTGTCCTCTAGAACCTTCTTCCATGGCTCACCACCCTCGGCAATCTTATCTAGCCTACCTTCCATCGACGCAGTAAAGTCAAACGCAAATAGATCGGGAAAGTTCTTAATGGCGAAATCTAGAATACTAGTGCCTAGAGGGGTTGGTAGAATACGAGCCTTCTCACCACCCTTCTTTAGTTGAAACAGTTCCTCAGTAGGAGGCCATTGATTTAATGAGGTCAAAGTGTATGTCTTAGAATTCTGTACAGTAGCAGGAATATCCTTAATTTCTACATAAGTCTTGTCTACAATTGTCGCAATCAGAGAAGCAAACGTAGATGGGCGACCAATACCTCTTTTCTCTAGGTCACGCACCAAGGTAGCCTCTGTATAACGCCCCTGAGGCTTGGATTCCTTGGGCTTCGCATTCAAGGTCTTCCACGAAACCCCTTGACCTTCCTTGATACCCTCAGCTAGTTTCCAGGAAGCATCCGCGCTCTCAGCCACATCTTCATCGTCCTTATCCTCAGCAGCCTTGATTTGAGCGTCTTTTTCATCAGCTATCTTCCACCCTTGGAACAACGTTCTCTTCCACTTGGCTTCCCATGGGAATTCATTTTCGTCTCCATCTAGGTCAAATACTACAGTGCGACCCTCTCCTTTTGCCTGAGCCATGATAGACTGGATTGCTCTGAGCCAGATAAGGTGATAGATTTTCTTGTCAACAGGAGACCAGTCTTCTGATTCAGGTAACTGTGAATTCTCAAAGTGGGTTGGTCGAATAGCCTCATGAGCCTCTTGTGCGGCAGGTTGACCTGACGCAGAGGCGGATTTCTTGGCTTGAACCTTTACCTGTGCCTTCAGTTCACCTAAATACTGTTTGCCCCATCTAGCCTCTACTGTCTTCTTAGCCTGTAAGACAGCCTCCTCACTCATTGTAGTCTGGTCAGTTCTCATGTATGTGATGTGCCCAGCCTCATAGAGTTTCTGTGCGATTTGCATGGTCCTCTTAGGATTACAAGAATACAAGTTACTAGTTTGTTGTTGTAATGTGCTTGTCATAAGGGCTTGAGGAGGTGACTCAGTCCACGGCTTCGTTAGAGCAGAGCGAACCTTTCCAGATGAATCTGTCGAATGATTTTCCATGTAATTCAGTGCTGATTCTGAGTCGCCTAGTTCCTCTAGCATTGTAGCGGGCCACATGGAGTTCTTTCCGGTAATCTGACCTTTCACTACAAATGACCCAGATAGAACCCATGATGACTCAGACTTGAATACCTCAATGCCAGCCTCTCTTTCACAGACAAGGCGTAGTGCAGGTGTCTGACAACGACCGGCAGATAACGCAGTTCCGCCACCAATATGCTTCCATAGAAGTGGTGAGATAGTAAATCCAACCATCATATCCAACATGGCCCTGGCTTGTTGAGAATTCACTCTATTCATGTCTATAGTGCGAGGGCGCATAATAGCATTACACACGGCATCCTTGGTAATTTCACGGAAAGCGGCTCTGGGATTTGTAAGAGGATTGAGTTTCAAGAGCACAGCTACACTATAGGCAATAGCCTCTCCCTCACGGTCGTCGTCAGCACATAGAACAATGGTATCTGCTTCCTTAGCACACGCTCTTAGATTAGCGATAGCCTTGGCTTTCTCTTTAGAGAATTCGTAGGTGGGCTCAAAATTCTTTTGAATTCCTACCGATTCAAGATCTGGTACTAAGCCACGAATGTGACCCATTGATGCTATCACCTTGTTCCCAGGGCCTAAGAACCCCTGGATTTTCGAGCATTTCGCTGGCGATTCTACTATAATGAGGCGCATGTACCTTTTCAGAGAGACCTTATGGTTTCATTTTTTATAGTATCCGGTACGATGCGCATCGTACTTATAAAGTTGAATGTTAGAATAGAGGGATATCAGGTATGGCACAAGATACAGGCAAATTTCGCACGAATACAAAGGACCAATATTACACAAAGGCTTCTGTAGCAAAGGAATGTATTGATTCCATTCTTTCATCGGTTCCTGGTGTCGCACAGTATCAATGGATTGAACCGTCAGCAGGAAATGGTTCTTTCTTAAAGGCATTACCAAGTGAAATTCGAGCAATTGGTATTGACTTGGACCCTAAGATGGATGGAATTGTGAAAGGCGACTTCTTAACTTGGGAACCTACATCTCAAGGCAAACGTATATTCTTTGGTAACCCACCCTTCGGGAAACAGGGGTCTCTAGCCAAGTCATTCATTCAACATGCGGCTAAATATGCCGATAGTATAGCATTTATCTTACCAAAGTCTTTTGTAAAACCATCTATGTCGAGGGCATTTCCTACGAAATTCCACTGTATTCTAGAAAAAGAGTTGCCCAAGGATTCCTTTCAGGTTAATGCGGTTGCATACGACGTCCCATGTGTCTTTCAGATTTGGGAAAAAAAAGAAGCAGATAGACCTAAGGTTAGCTTAGTCAAGGAAGTAGGATTCCAATATGTCAAGACCTGTGATGTATGGCATATAGCCTTTCGTAGAGTTGGAGGGAAGGCAGGCACTTGTTATATGAAGGGCACTGGGGATTACAGTGTGCAGTCTCACTACTTTCTAAAATTAGATGCTCAGCACATTCCTAATCTACAAAAAATAATAGAGAAGGTAAACCAACATACCTTTCCATCGAATACCGTTGGACCTCGCAGTCTTTCAAAGGGAGAAGCAAATGAAGTTTTGAATAGGTTTATTGGCTTGTAAGTTCAAAGAACTTGTCGTGGTCTTTCAATGATATTTTACCATTGGGATACAATCCTGCCAATTCAGAACCTTTTACAAAGCGAGTCTTGATTTCTGGAAAATTTATTACGCTAACGATTACGTATATCATATCTTTAACTTTCTCGTCAAATACATCTTTATCAAATGTTCTTCTCGCCCCTATCATGCTAGAAGGCATGAATTCACAGCCATTTTTAGTGAATCCTTTTTGATCATATTTGTTGTTAGAAGAATCCACGAAATCGTGACCCTTACAGCCAGGTATATATGTCAAACCATAATCTCTTGCTGTAACGAACTCTAAAGGGTAAGAAACTGGTCTACCATCCTTATACATCTGATCTAGAGTTTCTAGCGGTAGATCGTCGAATCCATAATTTGTAATTTTCTTACCCACAGTCTTGTTAAATTCTATTGGTGTACTCATTGTATAAATGACACAGCTAAGGAATTATAGTTCAATTTTTTTATAGCAAAATACTAGAATGTCGAACTCCGACAATGAACCAATTACAATTGATAAACAAGATGCTGGCCTTGATACATTGCCTGTAGATGAAGAAGGGTGGTCAAGGGCAGACACTATTTTTTTACAAGACAATAATATAAAAGAATTGAATGCAGACTTGCTTCCAAGGGGCCTCTTGTTTCTTGATTTAACAGGCAATCCTATTACTAAGATTATAGGAACATTCCCACCAAATCTAGTAAGTCTTGTCTTATCAAATACTAAGATTGAAAAGTTAGGTCTACTGCCAGACACCCTTACAGAACTCGTTATAAGCGGAACACCTATGGCTAAGAAATATGATATAACGAGTGATGTAAAAAACAAAGACATAATGAACCGTCTATCTGATATCCCCTTTAAACAAGGGGCTATAATGGTTGATAATACTCCAGAGGCTCGTGAAATAGAATCTAATTCAGAAAATAATTCACCAGGCTATAACTCAGAAGGAGATGGTAAGACTAGACCTGCCTATAATTCAGATGATACCAGACATCTTGTTATGATTATAGAGAGAGTAGAGACTGAAAAAGATATTCAGTATAGAGTTCAGACATTGAATGAGGGTGATAAGCTTTTATTCAAACAGCATTTGGAGCCTTATGAACCTAAGAATGCGAATGAAATACAAGCCTTACCCATAGAAAATCCAGTAGCTGTCTATACTAAAGAGGGTCATGGAGAAGATCTTTTATTCGAAAAACCAGTTCCTCCAGGGTGTGTCTATGTAACTATAGAGGAATGTGGTATTCTATCAAGTAATTGGGGTAAACTATTATTTGCCTTTGAAGATAAACCAGCGGGTATTCGCGAGAAGCTTCGTGATCCTATCAAATACAAGATAGATCTTATGGCACATTTTGGAAGATCTTTTCACGTACATTATCCTGAGTCTGAATTACATGGAGATAGAACATATCTTGATTGTATTCATTATCCCTTCTTAGCATGGAATAAGGAAAAGTGTCAGATCGGTAAATCAGGTGTGCTAAGCCTTGATGATAATAATGTATTTGTAGATGAAACTATACCTTCTAAAAAGTCTTATGATGAGGAACAACTTCTTAAGACAGTAGACTGTAATAAAATATCAGATGAAGATTTACACAAATTGCTAGATGGTTCTAAGTTTCCTACATACCAGATGGTGAAGGATGATTTAGCATTCTTAGACGAGGATACTGTATCTTATAGAGATCTTAAGAAGGTAATCGATAGATATGCCTTCACACAGTCTTGGTCGTTCAAGATGTTCCCTGGTATTCATTACAATTTCTCCTGTCGTGATATATCAAAGCATTCTTCAGATAACTCACGTATAGAAAAAAGAAGACGTAATTCAATGGCAGGTCGTCTTATAAATATAAACGCAGCTCCTGAAAATGTAATTAAAGGAAAAGCTGGATTTGATATTCTAAGAGGGTTTGTTAGAGCTGGAATTACACATATGATACCTGAGATGATTAAACGGGGGGTAGATGTAAATAGGAAAGATGACGATGGTAAGACACTTTTACAGTACGCGGCATCTACATTCAAGGAAGATACCGTTGAAGAACTCTTGAAGGCACCTGGAATAGATAAGACTGGTGCAGTAGAAGCAGTAGAAGAATCAGTATCCAAGATAATTGCGAAAGCTAAGGGCGATGAACAAAGGGCAAGATTTAGAAAGAACGCAGATGATATGATAGCACTTATAAAGGGTTCCCCTCTTGAAGTAAATGAGGCCACAAAGGGTGGATATAAGAAAAAGAGAAAGACACGTGGTCGTTCTAGAAGAGTTAGAAAGACTAGACGCGTGAAGAGATTTAAGTAAACTAGCTTAGACATATTAGATGGATAGACCAAACACCTCGGCAGAAGGTTCATTATTAGAACTTGTGGCGAGAGGTAAAAAAGACGTTTACTTTATGAGTTCAGAAAAATCAGCATACGTCCCCTTTTCGTATAATATGCAAACCTGGCCTGCTACGATTGATGAAACAAGACAGACGCAGGCATTAAATACTATTGACTTTGGTCGATCTGTAGAATGGGATATAGAAGTATTTGGAGATATAATGATTAATGCCTCCCTGGTTGTCGAATTGCCAACCTGGCTCCCTTTAGCTATTGCACCCAAAAATCAGACAAATATAATCTCAGATGCTTCAGGTAATACATATGGGTATACCCAGGGTATAGGGGCATTCTTATTTGAACAGATACAGTTCTACCAGGACCAGCTTTTACTACAGGAGTTCAGTGGAGACTTCTTGTATTCATGGTTTCATTTGCAAAGTTCCTTAGCACAGGAATCTCTTATTTTAAAGGAACTTGGTTGCCACGATGGCTCTCCCCTAGAAATCCAGAGAAATGCTACTCCTAAGAAGCTAACCCTAAGATTACCACTCATAGGATGTGCTCATCCTGATGAGGGAGGCTTCCCTTTTGTTTGTCTCCCCGGTCAAAAATTCAGAATTCGTTGTAAACTTAGAAAACTAGAAGACTTAGTTGAGTCTTCCTCTGGCTCCATTAAGCCAACTCCATGGCAAAGAACCGACTTGAAAGTAATAGATAAAAATGGAGTTCAGAAACCATTTATTCCTATTCAAAGGGAACTTATAGGAAGGCCGTTAATTACCCTTGAAACAACACAGCGATATGTAAGACAGGATTTACAAGCTTTATTGAAAGGACATAAGTTTGAGATACCTTTTTTGAGACCCTTTGAGAATAAATTGAGCTTGGATCCATCTGATTACATCGCAGTAGGAAATGGAGGCACATCCTACGTGACCAAGAGAATAGATGGTAGACATCCAGCCGAGTCAATCTTAATTATGTTTCAATCTGAGTATTGGCTTGAGCGAAATCAGCTCTGGAACTTTAAGAACCCTAAGGGAACTGGAGAATATTATAATTTGCTTGAACTTTTAATTGCTGCAAAGGAACGAGAGAAACAACGCGACCCTAGACATTGGCAGAACATTTCACCCTTTACAAAGGCAGAAAAAACCCCTGGTATTCCTATTTCACTCTTGTCGTTTACAATTGGCCCCCAGTATGGAAATAAGGCTCCTGAGCAACGTAGGCCATCTGGCACAGTGAATATGAGTAGTGCAGATAAACCTACTCTATGGATGGATATTCTAGATACATTACCAACAAGCCTAGGGCAAAAAAGAGTTTGTATGAGGGTTATTTCTATTGGTTGGGGTATTTATTCTATTGAGGCAGACAGAGGTGTTTTACTTTTTGGTAACTAAATTCGCATACTAATTAAACTTCTCAACATAATTACTAAGATAATGATTATCAGAGTGGTTAGGGGCATCTGTCCACTCAGCATTCATATTATAAATATTTCCTAGCAATGTGTTCTGCTGATTACATGATACCAGGGGTGGCATATCATTATAATCATCCTCTGCATCTGAAGAGGGAATGGGGGGGACCTCAGATTCCTCTATAAGTGTGCTTGTAGATGGAGTGCGAGCTGTATTTAGAGCACTCCTCTTACGGTTTCTAAGCCTGGTCTCCTCTACAACTTGCTGGAATTGCTCATTCAACTTTTCCTTCTGCTCTTCCGTTAGACAACTTGAACTAGTGGCACCATGCTCTCTTTGCTTCAGAGAAAGTTCATCTTGCACATCTGACTCCATCGAACAGTCTAGCTCATCAAACTGGTTCAGGTGAATATGCTTTGAATACAAGTCCTGAAATGTAATACCCGACTGAAATGTAATAACGTTCATTGTTGCCACTACCATAATGCATAGAGAATGATAACCATGCCAATATGATATAAGATACAGGCAAAACAACACTCCAATCATTTTCATGTCATCTTTCAGATACTCTTTAGGGCTAGGGTTCTTCCGCATACAACATCCTGGCAGAATAAGCGCATCAGCAACATCTGAAAAGCTAGGCATTATGATACCGGTATAATCTGAGTAAATTCGTCAATTTTTCAGGTAAAATTGACGATTGTTTCCGCTTATAATTAATTACAATGACATCTTATTACCGTCTTGAGCTTCTCGTGACAGAGCAGGGTGCGCCATTTTACCCTAAGGCTGGTACGCTTGAGACCCCTTCAAAAGATAATGCAGGCTATGACCTAAAGGTAGTTCAGGATGTCTCTACACTCACTGTCGCAACTCTTATTCCTCTCGGCGTGAAGGCTCGTATGCTCAAGTATACTAAGATGGATGATGGCATTGACCTTGTCGAGGATAGCCACTTTACACTGGAGCCTCGTTCCTCTATTTACAAGACGGGCTTAATTATGGCGAATAGTCGTGGTATTATTGATTTATCTTACCGTGGTCAACTAATGGCTCCAATTGTTTCTGTTGCGACAAATCCTAGTATAGTTGAAGCTGGAACCCGTCTGTTTCAAGTCATTGCTCCTGGCCTAGGTTATATCAAGGAGGTTGCGTATGTCGACACGCTTCCTGAGACGGTGCGTGGTGAGGGCGGATTTGGAAGCACTGGTACTAAGTAATTTTACATCTTCAGTATAGAATGGGGGTATTTAGTGATTCTAAGCAGATGCCAGTTATTAAAGCCGGCTATGGCACGCGTAAGAAGGCTCAAGATACAGTTCGTCGCTTTCGTTCTGTAACTCGAGGGAAGGCTCGTCAGGTAGCAAGGTCAATGTATTATAGAGCAAAATATCATAAACACCAAACATCTGGTATGCGAAATGCCATGAAGGTTTATAAACCATATTTATAGACGCGCTAACATTTAATATCTTATAATAACCTCTGAATTTAGTAAGTAGATGGATATTAATCAGAAAAATGGATATGGAACAAAACAACCAAGAGGTCCTGCGACAACTCTAATAGACTTAGTATCAAGAGATATTCAGGATAACATTATTTTTCCATTAGATGCGAGTGTAACACGATTTACTAGAGATGAAACACTACGGACAGTCCCAATGTCAACTGTTATGCGCGAGTTTACTTTCAGGGGGCCTGCCGAATTTGGTCAGACATTTACCTTTGAATTAGGAGATACAAATTCAGGAGATTTGATAAGTGGCCTTTTTATCCAGTTACAGCTTGGTGATTGGTTTACAGGAGCTATTCGAGAAGACTTGAGACGTAATAACTTTAGTCCCATGAAGCCCGAGGAACTCTGGACATACTGTAATTCTCTTGGCACATCAGTCTTAGAAGAGGCTACTTTAGAAGTTGATGATCAAGTCTTAGAAAGAATAACAGGCGATTCTATTCACGTTAGCTCTATGTTATTCCCAGACTTAAATGCACAATATGGCTTAGCAGATACTATCGGCTTGAAGTCCATTGATGACCTGAAAGCATCAGATGGAAAGAGGGCTTTTTTCACAGAAGATGGTTGGGTAACAGTTCCCCTAACGTTCTCTATGCTTCGAGAAAAGATAACTGCAACCTTTCCCTTAATAGCATGTCGTGAAGGTACTATGAGAATTCGAGTGACCTTGAAACGCTTTGATCAGATTGTTCGTATTCTATCAGGAATTCGTGCTGATTGCCTTGATAACCCCTTAAGAAAGGAATTTAAGATGATAGATAACCGCCTTACTATAAATAGGGTTAAATCAGTCCACACATCACAAGATGAACCAATGCTAAAAAATATTCAACTTCTAACCCAAGGTGTCTTCGTAGATGGACCATATCGTGAGATGCTTCTAAGACAAGCATTTGAGAGACCTTTTAGAGAAATACAACAGTTTGACTTCACAGAACCCTTGAAATACGTTGTAAATAAGACTGGCAATGATTTAATTACTGTTCAGCTTCCTCTAGAAGCCAATCAGCCTATAGAGGAAATTGTCTGGATTTTAAGACGTAAGGCTGCAGTTACTCTGAATAATGACTGGACGAATTACACTGCTACATTGGAAAAAGATTACCACCCTACCTTTGCACCTCTAGAACCTCTTTTAGTTTCTGCTAAGATACAAGCAAATGGTCAAGATATCATAAGTCAGGATGAAGCCTGGTTTCGGTCTCATATTTCAAGGGCTCATAGATCTGGTAAGACAGCCTATGATTCATTTATTTATGGCTATTCCTTTGCTAGAAACCCTGGTCAGCATGACCCCACGGGTTCTATAAACGCGAGTCGTCTCAATACATTACGTTTAACTCTAAATGTTAAGCCCCCAGGTGGTAGTTCGGATACAGAATGGGAAGTACATGTGTTCGTCTATGCCTTTCAATGGGTTCGCTTTGGCAACGGCATCTGTAATAAGGTGTTCATTGATTAAAATTGATACATGATTCTTAATTAATATACTTAAGATGTCAGGTATAGAAGAGTTCACAAAGGAGTTCTTTGACCAAAGTTCAGAGGCATGGATGAAGAATAAGGTTCGCAGAGGTCATAGTATGGCTTATATCTGTAGTGCCCTGACACAGGAGGGTAAGTCATGTAAACGCGGCTCAGTAATGAAAGACGCAACCTCTGAACATCTGTGTAAACAGCACGCCAAATATTACATAAACAAAATGACAAAAGAGGAATAGATGGTAGCCAGTCTACTGAAAATAGTTTCAACAGGAATGCAGGATGAAAGGTTACAGCCTCCGAAAGGTCAGCCCAGCATTGGTTCTTTACTCCACGTCTTCGTCAAGGCGGGTCGATATGGTACTAATTGGGCTAGAATAGACTTCGATACTAAACCTGATTTTGGAAAGATTGCTATTGCACGTCTACCTGTTCAAGGGGAGCTTATATCTAGAGTTTTTTTGGTTGTTCAGATGCCAGATATTAAGACACCACAGGCCTTAGCACAGTCACAGCCAGGCTTTGTAGGACCGCATTTTGGTTGGACAAATTCTCTAGGACACAACTTAGTGAATCAAGTTCAATTACATATTGGAGGTGTATTATCAGACACAATTCCAGGTCAACTAATGGAAGTAATTGATGAATTTCAGACACCCCTAGAAAAGACAGTAGAAACAAGTCGTCAGATATTAAGAAAGGATAACGGCTTCACAGATACTTCATTTGGTACAACAAGCACTTCCGAGCAGGTCGTAGTGAACTTACCATTTTGGTTTTCTAGGGGAGACCCTGGATGTTTCTTACCCATCGACGCTCTGAATATAGATGAGGCACGTATAACACTAGACTTCAATACAATTAATGGTCTTTACTATACTCAATCTAGAACACTCGATGGTTCAGGAAATGTGGTTCAAACGAATGCTCAAGGAGGCTCTTTATGGCCCATGGCAGGATCACCCTTCTATAATACAGACCCAACTGGCTCTGTGGTGCCTGGCCTAGAGCCAGTAAGGGCCCCTGGACGGAAAGTGAAGAAATCAAATGTCTCAATGCCCACACAATACTCTATGTCAGATGCTTACCTCCTTGTAGAGTATATATACTTGGATAAACCAGAGGCTAACAGGTTTCGTATAGCAGATATACAAGTCCCAATTGTTCAACATTATAATATTGATCCAGTTGATACTCAGAATAATAATTATGCTAGAATACCTCTTATAATACCTAACCCGACAAGGGATATATTTTTCTTTTGTCAGAAATATGAGGGACCAGGATACAATGCACCCTTTTTATGTACACGAGACCTTACTGATGGGCAGGTCCATATCCCTTGGTGGCCAGATGCTCAGGGCCTTAATGAGCGCCTCCCTAAAACCTTGAAACCTGGTTTCTCAACCCGTAATTCAGAGCCTATTCGATGGTTGGCTCTAAGTTATTCTGAGACACTTACGCGATATAGTACGGAAAACGTAGCCTTGTTCAGATCACTCATTCCATCTATGGAACAGAGAAAGGCTCCATGGGTTAATAGGTATTTCTATAATATTCCTCTAGGTCTACAGAATGGTTATACACCTTTCTCAATGCCAATGGGTGAGGCAAACTTAGATAAGATTCAGCGTCTTAATTTAACAATGGGTTTTCATGGTAAGACAGGTAATTTAACGGATGACTTAGTTGACCGTTATACAGTTTATGTTTACGCAGAGACATACAATATATTACGTGTCTATGGTGGTCGTGCGGGTATGATGTTTGCTTATTAATACTAACTTTAGCAACGTCATATATTAATAGGAAACTTCCGACACATAACTCTTTATAAATATATTCTAATCTTATATTTTATAAGCATAGAATAGATGAACACTGCATTTGGAGGAAATCAAGTTGGCAGCAGAGTATCACTTGACATAGCTGGTAGTTATCCAACGGGACTATTGGCTGCTTTAGGGAGAACATACAATTACCAACAGGAATTAATTAATGCTCAACTTCGTTATACTGCCGCACAGGTTGATATTAATTCTCAAGAGGGTGCTGCATATGCTTCCTATAATATTCAAAAAGAAAGGACTGCTACAGTAGCAGCCTCATCATTAGAAGATCAGATTGCATTCACAGTATATGCAAATGCTTCTTCTAGAGTAAATGACGCTAATCAGGATTTATCAGATGATGCAAATATAGCATCTACAAAAGCCAATGCTATTTATAAACTCTGTTCAGATGCTTCTTATACCGCATATTTATCCGTTGAGGCTGCTACTTTAGTCACTGACGAAATACACAAATACAATGATATACAATCTGTTGGATTGTCAATACCAAATATGGGGGTTCGTAATTTTAAAAATGATGCTTCTAATAATATCCTGTTAGGACAATTAAGCACATTAAGGAATTCAATGATGTCAATACCAAGTGTAAATCCACTTGATATCGCTACTCTTTCTCATATAACTACAATTTTTAATAATTATGAAAAAGATGCTTCTAATAATACTATCTTAGCACAATCAAATGCTTTACAATATTTATTAAAGACACAGGGAATATTAGCAAATGCCATTGTAAAATCTACAACTCTCACTAGAAATTTAGCAGTTACAGCTGCATTCGATGCCTTGGTAAAGGCTCTAATAAATAACATAGCAGATCCACTTTATTATATAGCAGGCAAAGAACTTCTTGTTACGCAATATGTTCCTTCTCCTCCTTTAAATAATGCTATAAATGTAACAAATATTGCTATAGCATCTATAAATGCATTCATTCGAGCTATATCATTAAATCAGAATACATCTGTTGATATTGTATCAACTGTAGATGCTGCAGGCAATATAGCATCTACTCTAGACACAGAAGCTCGGTTAAATGATAAATTAATGTACAATTCAGATGCAACAATTAAATTTCTAATACAGTCAGCGTCAACAATGCGGTCTTACGGGGCAGCCTTATCTTTTCCAAGTGAATACACTATTTCTCCAAGTCAGATATATGCTGAAGCAATTAGTGTAGGAAATGCTGTAAAGAAGGTTGCGTTACATGCAGATATATCCGCGGTAAATGCAAGAACTGTATCAAACGCTCTTATATATTTGAAGACACAGTTTCTACTAAATACTACACCAGATGCATCAATTGCCCTTATCGCAAAAAAATCACTAAACCTCATAAAAACTGCCATGGAGTCTGTAACGAAAGTTACATCTAATTCATCTGCAAATTCAGCAGTTGCTATTACATTAAGAGCATCAAATACAGTGAATGGATTATTAGCACAGGCATCTCAAGCTGAACTAAAATCATCTGAGGCTTATTCAGATGCAAATTCTGTTTTATTATTAATAACGACTGCTCTAAGTGCTACTGTTATAGGTAACGTATCACAACTTCAATCTGCAGCATGGGCAATTAACGCTGCAACTGCTAGAGCCAGTGAGGTTGCAGAAATTACAAGAAATAAGGCATTTCTTCTAAATAGAACTTCTAATAATAGTGTAACACCACAATCAATTGCAGTCCAGACGGCTTCAGCTATTAGAGCAGGTGCTCTTAATAATAATTACCTTTCACAGCTAGACAGACATTCAAGGGAGCCTAGATTTGAGCCAATTTCATATAAGCCATTTCAAGCAGATATACGTGCACAGACATTTCAGCCAGTCAGACCTACTCTTGATGAATTAGTATTTAAGAATAGAATTACACCACTGGTTACTAATTCGATGAAAAGCATTACAGAGACAAAGGTCAAGGTTGCACAAGAGGTTCAGAGGATAAAGGGTGCAAGTGGCTTCTCATATAGACAACAATAAGGCAAATTTGACAGCCCGCAAAAATTGAATCCCTTTCAGTAGTATATGTTAGCATACTACTGAAATGACTTACTCTGATACCTCTATTAAGATCCACCTAATTAGCCATGATGAAAATCACCAGGGTGATGATACGGTAACCATTCGCAAGAACCTTGACACGTGTGAATTTGATATTACATATAAAGACCAGAATAACGGTACCCCTATTACTCAGATTCTACAAGGTCTTTATCGTCAGCGTGTAATTGATTACCTCTATATGCTCTTCAAAAACCAAGCACTTGATGAGGAGTCATATAAGAGTATTCAGGTTACACTTCCTGCTATGCCTCGCATGATTGTCTCAGGTGATAAGTTCAGAGACCTCTATTACCGTGAACACTTCCTTGAGCTTATTGGTAAGAGCCTAGATACTCTTGAGAATGTGTCTACAGTAAAGAAGGTCCCTCAATCGAACTGGGGTTACCAGACACCCTTGTATAGGCGCTCAACTGCTCCTGGTGTTCTCCCACAACACCTATTCTTTGATGACGAGGAGAACTAAAGTATTATAGCATATAAATTGAAAAAATGTAGTGAAGGAGTGTATATTAAACTGTAATTAATGTATGAATATGAATGGAAAAATTGGTATCTGAGATGAATTTATCTGAGATCTAATGAATACTTTATACTAAAGAGCTC